AGTTTCTCATATCCTCCAGCGCGTCCTCGATGTAATCCTTGATCTGGTCGTCGTAAGTTGTGATGGCGGCAGGAATGCCGCACTTGTCTTTAATGCTGTTCAGCATGTCCTACCGCCCTCCTGATCAGGCTGTGATATAGCCGTTTACAAACGCATCCGCGTCGCGGACCTTATAATCTGCTCTCATGATGCCGCGGAAGATTGTCAGATCCTGCTCAAACGCATTGACCTGGCCGACGGCAGCGGTGTTGGATGTAAGCAGGGTAAGCTGCTTGCGGTCAAACTTCTTAACGCCTTCCTTCAGGTCGCCGATGATAAAGGGAATCTGAGCTGTGGCGTCCATTTCGTAGTAGCCGGACGTGGAAGGGTTGCCGGTGGGGGACGCTACGGCTGTATAAACACCGTTGGACACAGTGTAGTAGGTCTTACCTGATTTAACAGTTGTGTCAGAAGAAGCGGAGTAGGTAGGAGCGGATGCCAGAACGCCGTTAGGAACAACGATCACAGGGACTCTGCGGGCACCAACAGCCAGGACATACTCGTAAGGGGATGTCTGGTTCTGATCAGGCTTCAGCAGGTACTCATTGGAGTTGGCAGAAACCTTCAGGGTATCCAGATAGTTCAGGCCGTCATCATTTGTGACGATGGCAGATGTAGGGGCGTAAGCCTGACCCAGAGTAACATTCAGGGCCTTCTTGATGTCATCAATGCCTGTCAGGGCTGTCTGGGACTTTGTGCCGATGGCTGCCAGGATCTGAGCGTTGTCGGTAGCGATCGCTTCCTCACCCAGCCACTCGACCATAACAGCAGTGATGTTGGCGTCGGAATCCTCCAGGAGCTCATTAGTCACAGGCAGGTAGCCGGCGTATTTGTCGATCTCATAGTTCAGGATGGAGAACTGGGGACCGTTAACAGCGCCAATGGCAGCGGCCTCGGCAACCTTGGAGAAGCCGGCGTGCTGTGCTTTGGTCTGGAAGGTCCTGCGGCCCTTGTTGGTTGTAACGTTCTCGGAACTGATCAGGGTCAGCAGGGAGAACTTAGCTTCACGATATTTCTCGATCCTTGTCTGGATGTCTTCAGGGACAGTGTAGCCGCCGTCAGCGCCGGTGCCCTCATTGTTCAGATTTTTGAATCCGCGGCGGACTGCCTGTGCGAACTCGTGGACGGGATCCTTCTTGTTCTCGGGCTTCATGTTGCCCTGGGGAACAACGGGAGTGCTATCCAGGATTTCCTGCAGCATATCAGCTTCAGCGTCGGCATTCTTGGCCTCTTCCAGTGAAGCCTTTGCAGATGTGATGTCTGCGGAAGCGGCGAAAGACTGTGCTTCTTTACGTTTTGCTACGGCTGTGTTCCGCAGCTCCATGATCTTATTCTTCATGGTCTCTTATACCTCCATAAGGTTTTCAGGACTCGTCGATCTCGACAAGCATGTTGGTGATTTCTCTGAGCTCTTCGAGCTCTTTCTGCTGTGCCATCTCGGCTTTTGCTTTTTCGATCATGTCCGGCGTGACCTGCAGGCCCAGGGAAGCCGTCATCAGCATAGGCTCTTCCTCTTCGCCCATGATCTCATCGCAGAATCCCATCTCGACGCACTGATTGGCTGTAAGCCACGTCTCTTTGTCCATGAGCCTTAATACTTCGGCCCGGTCCATTCCGGTCTTCTGCACGTAAGCGTTAGCCATGGCGGCATTCATGTTCTTCAGGATCTCGGCAGATTTCTGCATGTCGTGATAATCGCCTTCAGAGCGACCGCTGACGTTATGGATCATGATCATACCGACCGGACTGATTCTGCTGTGGCCTGCCATAGCTATGACAGACGCCGCGGATCCTGCCAGTGACTGGATCTCAATGTTGACATTGGGATTTTTTGTCAGCTCTGTGTAGATCTCCTGACCAGCCATCACGTATCCGCCGCCGGAATTGATGATGACATCAATGGTTTCACCCTCTGCGGCGCCATCAATGACCGTCTTGACCATAGCGGGGGAGGTGTGGTCGAATCCGAACCACTCATAAACCCAGGCAAGATCATTTGGAATGATGTCTCCCTTGATGTTAACTGTTGCCATCGTCTCCACCTCCTTCCTGCGTATTCCGATCGCTGCTGTACTGAGTGCCGATCATTTCAAGCGGGATGTAATTGCCGTTGGCCATCAGTACATCGCCTTCAGGACGCCACTCCTTATCCAGGAGCTCACGGCCCTCATTAGGCGTATAAAGGCCGTTCTGAACATAGCCGGTAACGATCTCCATCTGTGTCTTGGAATCGGTCCGCAGGATGGCCTTTTCGTTAAATTTGTAAAATCTTCCTTGCTCAATCTCACTCGGCAACAGGAGCTTGGCGTTCAATTCCTCTTCCCATGTCTTCAGCCGGTAGAGCTCCGTATCTGTCAGGAAATCTATCTGCTGCATTTCGGAGTTGGCGTAGGAAGATTTGTCGTAGTTATTGATCTGATTAGGTTTGATACCGAACGCTGCCGCAATCTGAAGGGCGCTGTACTTTTTCAGCTCAAAGAACTGAGCGTCCGTCAGTTTGATATTAAGTGGCTGCAGCTGCAGGCCGATGGGAATCGGGATGACCTTGCCGGCTGCGGCTGACCCGGTCAGCTTGTCGGCAAATTTCCTCTGCAGCTTTCTGATTCTATCGTTATCCAGATCTCCGGTATACTGAAGTGCCATGGCAGCGGTCAGGCCCTGCTCATAGAGCTTGTTCATGTATTCCTGGCTCTTCAGCGAACCGCCTACAGTATCCCGGAGGATGTCAGAAACAGATTTGCCCATGATCCCGTCGAACGTGCACCATGTTTTGATGTGAACCACGTCCCACATGGAGAACATGTAGGTCCTGCCGGTCCGGGGATCTGAGTATTGGTAATACAGGCCGCCCTCTTTCCCGAAGACGCCGGCATTGTCGAACCAGACCGTAACAGCGGAGGACTGCATCGGATACAGCCCCTTGATTCCCCAGACAGGACCGTAAGGTGTATCGGTGGTCCCACGCTGGATCCAGATATAGCCGTTGCCGTAGTGCTGACAGTTGGCTTCCACCGTCGTGAACAGCTGTGTCGGTGTCATGTATGGATTAGGCCGCCTTGTCAGCAGGCGCGTAACCTCTGTGGGCTCTGCCCGGATCTTGCCTCTTTCGGTCTCCTGATAGTATTTGATCGGGAGCTTGCCGATGGCTTCCGACAGGATCCTGAGGCAGGTGTAATAAGTCGCCTCCTGGATGGATTTCTTCCGGTCTGTCCTTATGCCCAGCCATTCCAGAAGCTCATCATCCATGAGGCCCGCTGTTTCCGCAGCAGTGTTCTTTACGTTAGTTACCGGATCCGCCCGTTCCTGGCGGCGCCTTCTCTTTTTTCTGCTCATACTTAATCAGCTCCTAAAAAAGCATCGATGGCGTCAATGTATGATGTACCGAAATCGTGATACATGGCCAGCTTGTAGCCGCACAGGGCGGCGTCGACCGGGTCAATCCTCTTCGCTGTGGCGTCCTTATCGATCTTGATCAGGCCGTTGTTCCGTCTGATCACAGCGTTTGACATGGAGTAATTCAGGACCGGGTTGTAAGCATAGAGGATGTTCTTACAGTAGACCTGCTCCCGGAAGCCCTGTGTAGATTCGTTCAGGCTCTTGTGGCTCTGGAAGACTTCTTCCACGTCGTAGCCTTCCTCCGACAGGTCCAGCATCAGCTTGGAAGCGTTGGCCGGGTCAAAGCAAAGGCACTGGATGTCCCAGTCATGAGCGGCGCATGTATCGATCACATAGCGCATGACCGCCGACTGGTCCACAATTGGGGTATCGGTGATGGTTATAAATCCCTGCTGTTCCCAGGCGTCATATGGAGCTTTGTCTACAACAACATGCTCCATCAGCTTCTCCCGTGAGGGTATGAACGAATGGGAATAGAGGATATATTTGACGACCGGCTTTCCGACCTCATCTCGCTCCGGTGTTTCAAAAGGCAGGACAAAAGCCACGGATGTCAGGTCGATTTTTGACGACATATCAAAGCCGACGTAAACCGGCCAGTGCTTCGTGTCAGGGAGCTGGTCCGGCTCCACCTCACAGGCCTTCCACTTGGCCATGTTCATATAGCCGTTCTCTTTGGCCTGCACCCAGATGTCCAGCATCTTGGTGAGGAAGGCGATCATTTTCTCCGGGATCTGCTTGGCGACCTCATAGTCGCCCCGGATCTTCTCTTGACCGTCCTTGTAGGTCATGCGGATCGGATTCGCCTTGAACCAGAGTTCCTCATCGGCAATGTTGGACAGATCCTTATAGTCTTCCGGATCAAGCTCCAGAATATCTATCAGGTATTCATCGTTTTGGATATCGACATCCGGGTTCAGGACGTCCGAACAGTATGCGTACTCCTGCACGTAGCAGGGGAAGGTCAGGTCCATGCCGGCCGTCGTGATGATCATCAGCAGGGGCTCTTTTGTGTTGGAGCCCAGTGCTAAGTCGTAGAACTCGGTTGTTTTATGTTGGTGGTACTCATCGATGACCAACAAAGCAGGGTTGGTACCGTCGCCATTCTTTCCGTCGTCCTTACACAGGGGAATGATCTGCGACTCGGTGGCAAGGTGAATGATATTATTTTTATTGACCTTGAACTTACCGAACAGGGGAGAACCCCGGAGCATTAGACCGGCCTCTGTAAACACGATTTTTGACTGGTCTCTTTTGGTGCCGGCCGTATAAGCCTCATCAACCTCACCATTCTTTACAGCTGTAACAGAGATCTCATACAGGGCAACGCCCGCCTCTTCCTGTGATTTTGCGTTCTTACGGCCGACCTGCGTAAAGCTCTTCCTGAACCGTCTCCGCCCGTTCTCCTTCCGGCGCCATCCATAGAGCTGACACAGCCGGAACCTCTGCCAGGGTGTGAGAATGATGGGCTGGCCTGACAGGACTCCTTTGCTGTGTCTGAGGAGAGAGAACCACTCTACGATGTTCTGGGCCTCGGTTTCGTCCCAGTAAAAAGGGCACGCCGCGTCCTTGGACCTTTTCAGGTCATCAAGAAGGCGCTGACATGCCCAGATGTGTTTTCTGTTATTGTGCTTAGGGTCTGCTATGCAGGCCCTGGCGTAGTAAGTGATCTGTTCCAGTGTGGTCTCACCGTGGATCTCGGTAAGATACTCCGGAACAGAAAGCAAGTCGCTCAAATCGCTCCGAACCTTGCCTCTATGGTTTCCTGCTCAGTCTGCGTCTGCTTGGCCGCAGCCTTCAGGCGGCCAGACGGATCCATACCGCACGCAGAGCCGAAGCGTCTGAACTGGTCCTCATGGACCTTGATCTGCTTATCGATAGCCTGAAGGATTTTTAAATCCTCAGGATCGCCGATGGAAGTGCTGGAGAGAGCAGACCGTTTCCTGATCAGCTCCACCCATTCCCCGTAGTTGTAGCAGTACGCTGCAAGGTTTGATTTATCCAGATTGCCAAACACTCCGATCTGTTCCAGGAGAGGGACAACCCGGCGCCATTCACGCCGGGCTTCCTTCCCCTTCAGATAGGACGGGGGAGAGACCAGCTGATCGGAGGGAAGAGCAACCATCGTCTCTTCCCGGCGGCGGGCTTCCGTTTCGGCTTTTGTGTTATGTCGTGTCTGCAGAGAGACAACCTTCCGAGATCTCGGCATAACCCGCCTCCTTTCTGACTGTTTGAAAAATATTGGGATTTTTGCAAAATCTAACCTGGATCACGCGGTCCTGGCAGCTCAGGAGAAACTTTTTCATGGCCCCTCGGGGTCAGCTGTCAGACGATTTCAAGATTTCAAAAAGTTTTTTCTGAATTTTCTCGCGTTCGCCATGCTTATATATATACTCTATGTGCGCGTGCGACGAATGCGACAGCGCAATCAGGTTTCCGAGGTCGGACCGTCTGCTCCAGTCCTCTCTCAAGGGTATGATGTGATGGACGTCCTCGGCAGCCTCGACTCTTCCCTCAGTCGCCAGCGTCCACTGGCAGATACCATCAGCCCTGTCCAATGCCAGCTCCCTTGCTATCCTCCACTCTTCTGAAGCATAGTAGCCTTTGGCGTCTTTGTTCCTGATGTGTTTGTCGTAGTAGCGGTCCCGGGCTTTGTCCCTCTTCCGCTTACAGCTCTCACACTGGGTACCTTCGGGAATACGTTTTCCACATCGGGGACAGCGTTTCCAGATCATATGTATCTCCAAAACGCGGCACAGTACCAGAGCCTTACCTTCACAGACTGACTACTACAGCTGACAAACAAAACGCGAAAGGAGGGAAGGCTATGACGGGAAAATTTGCAAAAACCGCAGGCTCTGGCAATCCGCTGATTGATCGCACGAAAAAAGGCACCCGGTTAAGGATGCCTTTGCTGATAGGTGCTTTCACACTTTTTCTATCATAGCAATTTTAGCAGACGCGAGTGACATCGTCAAGAGCGTCCAGCATATCCAGCCCCACGTTCTTCAGCCTGTACGTGTGCCGGAGCGATGTCCCCAGCTGTATAGCTATGTGTCTCCAGTCCTGATCAAAGATGTAGCGCAGGGTCAGGATCATCCGGATCCGGTACATCTTCTCTGCGTCCAGCTCCGGATCGTGAAGCCTGCTGATCATAGACTGCACCTCATCGACCTTGTCCGTGTATTCCTCATACAGCTTCTGGTACTGCTCCTCCAGCTCGGCCCGCTCGGCGATGGTATCCTCAAACCTTGCCGACAGGTCCGGTGATGTCTGGACCCTTTCCTTCGGCCTTACAGATCCGATACATTCCGCCTGCGACCTCAGGTCGTCAATCTGGCCCTGCAGCTCCCTGAGCCTGTGCCGGAGCTTTGGTAACTCATACAGCAGTTTAGTATTGCTCATTTCAAATCGTCCTCTGTTCTCTCGGCCCGCTCTTTCAGTGCCTCGATACTCCCGTTTTTGGCTGCCAGCTTCTCAAGCGCGCCGGCGATCCTCTCAATCCCCTGCGCTATCCGGCGAATATCCCGGCAGAGATGTTCTTCCTGTACCTGTTTCATTCTTCAGTCACCTCATTCTTCTCCATATTTCGTCTGCCTGCTCTTTTCCATGTTTTTTGCAATCCCACTTGTAAGCAACCCACTGCCCAACAGGGAGTAGCAGGATCGCACCGGCCCATGCTATAGCCAGAAGCGTCAGGACGTCAGTTAAGATGTCGCCTGTGATTGGTATTGTCATTTCTGTTTACCTGCTTTCTGATACGGTTGATGATGCTGTATCTTTATCCACGGGAACAGACCATG